CTCCTCCATGCCACTGCCAGGCATTGTTTGCAAACGTCGTAGATACCTCGACGAAAAAAGAGCAATCTGAAAAGATTGCTCTTTTTGTTTTCTTAAATTTCTCTAAATGGACTATCTTTACTTTGCATTTCTATCGGAAACAGTTCGGGATCAGACTTTACTACAGACAAAAAAGCCTCTCCGTCACTACCACACTCCTCTGATTTTGCTTTTACTCGCTCATGCAATTCAGCGAACCAAGGAACCAACGGCGGCATCC